TAAAGATAAAAATGCGTAACAAATAACAAACAACAAAAAACTAAAAAAACAAAACTATGGCTGGATCAGTTCAAGTGAGCCCAGGGTTTGCAATAACCCCCTCATCCGTCAAGGCAACAACGCCTTCAAATTACATTACCAACTTCGATTTCTTGAATCAGTATCTTCCTGATACCTACGAGAAAGAATTCGAGCGTTATGGTAATCGCTCTATCGCATCTTTCTTGCGCCAGGTTGGTGCTGAGATGCCTTCTAACTCTGACATGATCAAATGGGCAGAACAAGGTCGTTTGCATACTAAGTATGTAAGCTGTAGCACCCTTTCTGTTGCCGGTACTGACGCTGGCGCTGTTTGGACAGTTGCCGATTCTGGTGTTACTGCTTGTAACTTCCGTATTGGTCAGACTGTATTCTTGTCTCGTAACTCTGGTGGTACCCAAAGCGACAAAGCTATCATCACCGCCGTTTCTGGATTGACTTTCACAGTTTCTTATTACGCTACTTCAGGTCAGAGCATTCCTGCATCAACAACTTCAACCGCATTTGTTTACGGCTCTGAATTTGCAAAAGGCACTAATGGTATGGCCGGATCTTTGGAGTCTGAAGATTCAATCTTCGACAACAAGCCTATCATCATCAAGGACAACTACGAAGTGACTGGTTCTGACATGGCTCAGATCGGATGGGTAGAAGTTACTACTGAGAATGGTGCAACTGGTTATTTGTGGTACATCAAGTCTGAGCACGAAACTCGTTTGCGTTTCGAGGACTACTTGGAAATGGCTATGATCGAAGGTGTTCCTGCTGGTGCCGGATCTGGTGCTGCTGATTACTTACAGTCTGTTTCTGCTGGAGCTGGTGCTGCCGACAAGAGTGGTCCTGAAGGTTTGTTCCACACCATTGAGCAACGCGGTAACGTATGGGGCGGTGGAAACCCAAGTACATTGGCTGACTTCGACGCGATCATTCAGCGTTTGGACAAGCAAGGTTCTATCCAAGAGAACATGTTGTTCGTTAACCGTAACTTCGGTTTCGATATCGACGATATGTTGGCTACTCAAAACAGCTACGGTGCTAACGGTACTAGCTACGGTGTGTTCAACAACGACGAAACTATGGCCTTGAACTTGGGCTTCAAAGGTTTCAAGCGTGGTTATGACTTCTACAAAACCGACTGGAAATACTTGAACGACGCTACTTTGCGTGGTGGTATCGTTGGTGGTGAAGTTAATGGTGTGTTGGTTCCTGCTGGTTCTACTAGCGTTTACGATATGGTGATGGGTAAGAACGCTAAGCGTCCTTTCTTGCACGTTCGTTACCGCGCTAGCGAAACTGAGAACCGTCGCTACAAGACTTGGATTACTGGTTCTGCCGGTGGTGCTTCTACTAGCGATTTGGATGCAATGAGAGTTAACTTCTTGTCTGAGCGTGCATTGTGCACATTGGGCGCGAACAACTTCTTCTTGTTCAAAACTGCTTAATCGTAACAACCGATTATACAAGAGGGTGGGTACAATTGTACTCACCCTTTTTGTTTATATTTGCAGCGTTAATTAAATCAAATTATGAAAAATCCAACTAACCAAATTAAGGACAGAGTGTTTGTCCTTACGAAAGAAAAAGCTCCGCTGAGCTACACTCTTCCATCAAGAAACACAAAACGTTTTTCTTTGCTCTACTTTGACGGAACCACAAACCGTTCGTTGCGTTATTCTAGAAACCAGAAGTCAGTATTTGAAGACGAACAGGACGACAAGGCAATCCTTGAGCCAATCGTATTTGAAGATGGAAACTTAATTGTTTCTGCAAGCAATCCAATTCTCGGAAAGTTTTTGGATATGCACCCATTAAATGGAGACGTGTTTAGAGAGTTAAACACAGAAAGAGAAGCAGCTAAGGACATTGAGGAACTTAACATTGAGCTTGACGCACAAATTGCTGCTAGAAACTTGGAGTTAGAAACCATGCTGTCTATTGCTCATTTGTTGTATGGAGGCGTTGTTGACACAATGACTACACCAGAGATTAAGAGAGACATCTTGATATACGCTAGAAACTATCCAATCCAGTTCTTGGAAATGATCAACGATCCAGACTTGGAGGATACCGCAATGGCATCTAAGGCATTGTCTGCCGGTTTGTTTACAATGAGAAACAACAATCGTGAGATATGGTTTAACATACCTGGAAACAAGCGTAAGTTGATGAACGTTCAGCCAGGAGATGATCCAGTATCTGTATTAACTACGTTCTTTGAGTCAGAAGAGGGTAAGCCAATCGCAGAGATGGTGCAGAATAAGTTGTCGTAATTATATGTATATTTGTTGTATGGAAAAATTTTTAAGCATCCCAGTTACTAGCGAACAAAATCAGCTAGTTCAGGCTACAGGAATCATTTTGATTGAGCAAGCCTCTACAACTACAGTTACCATCACTTACGGTGGCGGTAAAGTGGTTACACTTACACATGCTACTGCTGGTTCAGGAGACGAGACAGAGCGTGATGCAATTCAAAACGCCGTAGTTGCTGCTTTGCAGACTTCTTGGACTTATGTTACATACAGCGTATCTAATCTTCCATACGCAGTAAGTGGAATTGCCGTAGCGTAAACATTAACACTATTTAAAACTAAGGCCATCTCGGAAGGGGTGGCCTTTTTTTGTTATCTTTGTGATGACATGATAAACACGGTTAGAAATACTGTTATGGCTATCCTTAATAAGGATAACAACGGTTACATTACACCGGAAGAGTTCAACCTATTCGCCAAACAAGCACAGCTTGAGATATTTGAGCAGTACTTCTACGACTACACCAATTGGGTGAATAAAAGAAATGGAAGGTTGGCTAATGACGGTTATTCAGACATTCAAAAAAACATAGCAGAAACAATTGATATATTTTCTACATCTAGCAATCTATCGTACTCTGGCGTTAATCAATCGTTTGCCCTTCCTAGTGATTGGTATTACATTAACGTTGTATTATTCGGCACTAAAGAAATTGAATTTGTGGCCCAGAACAAAGTAATGAACTTGTTGAACTCAAACATTACTGCACCGAGCGTGTCCTATCCAGCGTATTATCAAAAAGGAAATGATATTAAGGTTTACCCAACGACCATCCAGAGCAGCGTCAGCTCGTTGTATGTTCGCTACCCTGTTGATCCTAAGTGGACATATACTGTCGTGGCAGGCTCGCCTATATTCAACCAGTCAGCTGTTGACTATCAAGACTTTGAGCTTCCGGAAAGCGCACAAAACGACCTAGTGTACAAGATTTTGTCATACTCTGGTGTTAATATTCGCGAGGCAGAGGTTGTACAATTCGCTACCGGGTCTGACAACTCTGAACAAACCAAGCAAAGCTAATGGCATACATAACTAATCAAGCATACTACTCGGACCCCAACAACAGTGGAGAGTACCAGTATGTCAGCCTGTCTGACATAGTGAACAACTTCATGCTTATGTATGTTGGCGACGATAAATTAATAGGCGTTACAAAGAGATACAATGTGTTGTTCCACGCAAAGCGTGCAATACAGGAGCTGAACTACGACGCGGCAAGAAACGTAAAGGTGCTAGAGCTTAACGTTGGAGAAGACCTCAAGTTGGTCCTTCCTCCAGACTACGTTAACTACGCAAGGATCTCTATGGAAGTAGAGGGCACTCTGTTTACTCTCAGCGAGAACATGAGCGTCAACTACGCACAGGCATACTTGAAAGATTCTAATGACCAGGTGTTATACGATCAGAACGGTAGCGTTATCACAGGCACGTCAGAGCTTGACATCAAGAGAATTCAAGGATACCCACAGACGTTGTTTACTGGCGAGGGCTGGGCAAACGGGAAGTGGGGGTGGAATATCGATGACTACTGGTACTTCAACTACAGCCTTGGCGGATTCTTTGGCTTAAACTCAGAAGTTGCCAACGTTAATCCAACATTCAGAATTGACAAGGCGTCTGGCGTAATCAACTTCAGCTCTGGAATGAGCAACAGGCTTGTTGTGATTGAGTACATCTCTGATGGTCTTGAGAACGGCGATGACGACGCAGTTAAGGTAAACAAGTTGGCAGAAGACTTTATTTATAGCTACATCAAGTGGGCTATCTTGAATAACAAAGTGGGAGTGCAAGAGTACATTGTACGTAGAGCAAGAGAAGAAAAGTCTGCAATGCTTAGAAACGCTAAGATCAGACTTTCTAATATCAAGCCCAATCGTATTTTGATGGTATTGAGAAATCAAGGAAACTGGATCAAGTAATGGAATTAAAGAGAAGCCTAGTAGCTGGTATAATGAACAAGGATCTGGACGAGCGCCTGATCCCTGATGGACAATACAGAGATGCAATGAACGTAACCGTCGGCACGTCCGAGGGGTCTGACGTTGGAGCGCTGTCGAATGAGCTTGGCAATACCAAGTCTGGCGACTTGCGTGCCGCTGCTAGAGTTTTTTCTGGAAACCCAACCCTGGAGTTGACTGGAGCAAAGACAATCGGGGCAATATCTGTTCCTGCTGAGTTTTTGATTTTCTGGTTTGTTAAGTACAACTCTGGAAACATCATCGCGTCTTACAACGAGCTTACTGGCTTGACGTCTGTACTCGTGATGGACACAAGGGCCGGTGCCGCGAACGTTCTTAATTTCAACACGCAGTACTTGATTACCGGGGTAAACTACATCAGTGACTTGTTGTTCTGGACCGACGGGATCAACCCGCCACGCAGAATAGACACGAAGACCAACTATGGCTTCAATACATTCACAGAGGAAGAGATAAACGTAATTGTAAAGCCACCATTGGCGGCTCCTACGCTTGCGTTGAGAAAAGAAGACTCACAAACCAATAATATCACAGATAAGTTCTTGTACTTCTCTTACCGCTATAAGTATCAAAACAACGAGTACAGCTCGCTTGCTCCTTTCTCTGAGGTGGCATTCTTCCCAAAAGACTTTCAGTACGACTATGGGACTGGTTCCAACAAGTCAATGGTCAACTTTAACAATACCGTAGATGTTTCTTTTGATATCGGATCTGACATAGTAAAAGAGATTCAGCTGGTATTCAAAGACTCTGCTGGATTGAACGTAAACGTTATTGACAACTTCTCTCGCCAGGATATTAAGGATGGCAAAATAAGTGCAGTAAGTTTTTCTAGCCCAATCGCTACACTAAACGGATTCTCAAACAACAAGATATACGGCGTGCTTCCTGCAAACCAGCTGACAAGATTGTTTGACAACGTTCCGTTGAAAGCGAAGGCACAGGAGCTTATTGGTAGTAGGTTGATTTATGGAA